GGTTGGGATCCCAGATGAAAGGACTTCCTGCAAGGGATTGCCAAAGAACATCTGACGGATGAGATCCTGCTGCCCGGCCTGGGCAATGATGGGAAGCATGATCTTGTTCCAGACATCGGGCTGTTTCATTTGCTCGATATCGTCTTCACGATATCCGGTAGCTAACAACTGCTCCACGATGGAACCCCAGAAGGCGCGGGCATTCTGCTCGAATTCAAGGGCCATGGGAGCCACGGTGATGCTCTGGGTGGAGAGGGCGAAGGACCCTGTGGGTGTAAAGCCTGCTGATGTTTTAGGCTTTGTAATGAAGGATGGGCGTGAGATCTTGTTTAAAAGCTCGGTGCCCTTGATGTCGGAACGGACCGTGACGGCCCCGCGGATATCTTCGCCCATGAAAAAGGGGGCGATGAAATAGTCGTGAATGGACTGCTTGGTGAAGGCGGGAGAGAGGCTGTGGGAGAAGATGTTTGACATGGCAAATAAGAATTACGAGTTACGAGTTACGAATTACGAATTATGTACGATTTACGATGTACGATTTACGATTTATGGATGCGGGATGCGGGATGCATGATGAATTATTTTTTGAGTTTGTCCTTTAGATATGCGGGCATTTCGCTGAGGAGTTCTTTGCCGAATTTGACTTCGGGGTGGCCGACGGTGATCTGGGGGTCGCCGGAGGTGACTCTGGTTGGGCTGGCGCTGAGCTTGTCGGTAAGTGTGGCGACCTGGGAGGTGAGGTCTGAGATCTGCTGCTGGAACAGGGTGGTTTGGGCCTGTTCGGTGGCGAGCTTTTCGGTAGTTGTTGCAAGCTGCTCCTTAGCGACTGCAAGCTGTTCCCTGGAAGCTTCGAGCTGCCCGGCAGAGGCCTGGAGCTGATCCTTTGATGACTGGAGCTGAGATTCAAACGTGGCGAGCCTTGTTTGAAATGAGGATTCCAGGTTCCGGATTTCTTCCCTGTGATCGGCTTCGAGCAGTTCAACCGCCTGGTCACAGGCTTTGGACTGCTGCAGCTCGTCGGGCAGAGGGGCGAAGAGATTTTTAAACTTTTGAAAGATTTCTGGTTTCATACGGTCGGTTTTAGAAAAGTACTTTAACATGAATTCAATAATGGTATCGGGACGACGGGCTATAAAAGCAGCCATGGCCGGGTTCTCGTCGAGGAACCTGGTTGCCTCCCAGGCAAAGGAGTCCCGGGCAAAAAGCGAGTTCGTAGCCGCAGGGTCATCCACCAGATCTGTCGCCAAAAGCTCCTCAATACGAACCAGAGGAAACTCACCGGGACCTTCGGCCGGCTCAGCCGGGATAAAGGCCATGGACGCACCGAACATATCGGGATTCTTCTTTGCCATGGTGATAATGTAATCGTAGAGGTTACCGACGGGAGATGAGCGGCAAACCGTATCGAGGTGAAGATCACCGAGGACCTTTTCACCCTCAAGCGTGAAGTTCCTGAACCTGCCGATGTAGGTGCCCATGGCCGAGGAACACATGTTGGGATGACCGAAACGGGCCTTTACCCCATTCTCCTTAACGTTTCCGAGAGCCACGATCTGAGAAAGAGTTACGCCATCAATCTCCTCAAAATACGACTTTACCTTGCCCGCCTGGGCCACGACAACCTTTTGAAGTATGCCGGAACCCTCGTTGATCAAGGCCACTGAGAAGGCAACAGGGGGAGTGGAAAAGGATTTCATACGGGTGAAAAAATGGTTCCAACAAAACTACATCCGCCCACAGCCAAAAAGTTCGTAAGAAGTGGCAATATCTCGCTCAAATGCTTGATATTGGCGTGTTTATTAAATAATTTTGTACAAAATGGCAATTCATGAACCCGGAAACTGAAAAAGTAATCGCCGACCTCAAAGAACACTATGGAATCGATGTAGAATTTATCGTTAAAAAAGGATTGTTACCTGCATCGGCTGCAACCAAATGGCTGGTAAGGGAACGCTATTTTGACAAGGCAAAAGATGAAATGAACAAAGCACAAAACGGGAAAACCTATGCCGAAATTAAATACGAATTGAGCGATTGCTACGGAGTGAGTGTGAGTACGATTGAGAAACTGATTTACCGGAGAAGGAGTAAGCACACCGTTAATCAATTAGTTCCATAGTGAAAATGAGCTATATACAGCAAGAAACGGAATGCCATAAAATATAGCGAATTATGGCAAAAGACAGCAGTATGAGATCAAAGGCCAATCAAACATCGTTCAAGCCCGGCCAGGGAGGCCGGAAAATGGGATCATGCAATAAAATAACCACAGATCAAAAAGAACGTATCGAATGGGTGCTTGAATTGCTGGATGAAACCCTCGAAGACAGCATCGGGAAGCTGAAACCAAAAGACCAGGTCGATTTGTGGATGAACCTGCAGGAATACATCAGGCCGAAGCTTCAGAGGATGAATGTTGACCTGGGCCCGGCCGAGGACAAACTCACCAAGATCACCTTTGAAGTAATCCAGACGGCCATGCTTGCCGACGGAACCGTTAAAACCTTACCCCTTGGAAAAGACCATCAAGGTATCGACCGTATTCAGGAAAAACTATGAAGCCGGCACCAAGATCGTCGTAAATCAGGGCGGGAGCCGGTCGGGCAAAACCTTTTCCATTTTACAATTACTCATTCTTGTGAAAGCCTTTGAAGGCACGGACATGGTATTTTCGATCGTAAGGCGGAGTATGCCGGCTCTGAAAGCATCCGCCATGCGGGATTTCTTCGAGATCCTCAGGATGGCGGACCTTTATGATGAACGAAGCCACAATAAAACCGAGAACACCTACCAGCTGAACGGAAACCTGTTCGAGTTCATGAGCCTGGATCAACCCCAGAAGAAACGAGGCGCCAAGCGGGCTTACCTGTTCATCAACGAGGCCAATGAATTAAGCCTGGAGGATTGGGTACAGCTTTCCCTGCGAACCGAAAAACAAATCTTCCTGGACTTCAATCCCTCCATGGACGAACACTGGATCTATGATATCGTAATCCCCCGGAAAGACTGCAGCTTCATCCATTCGACCTACCTAGACAATATTCAGTTTTTACCTCCGGAGCAGGTAAAGGAAATCGAGAACCTGAAACAAGTTGATGAGAATTATTGGAGGATCTATGGACTTGGTGAGATCGGGCAGATCACCGGCCTGATCTTCACAAACTGGCGGACCGTTGATCAGTGGCCGGAATCCTGCAAGTGGATCAGCTACGGAATGGATTTTGGATTTTCCAACGATCCGACCACACTGATCAAGGTGGGATTAAGCGCAGGCGAGCTCTGGATTGATGAGTTGATTTATTCACGGGGCCTGACCAATACAGACATCTGCAAATGGATGAACCAGCTTGGCATCACCAAAGCCGATGAGATCATAGCCGATAACCAGCCGAAATGCATTTATGAGATCCGGCAGGAAGGATTCAACATCAAACCGATGTTCAAGGGTCCGGATTCGATCCTGGCCGGGATTGACATCCTTAAACGATATCCAATGAGGATCACTAAGCGATCGGTCAACCTGATCAGGGAACTGAAAAACTACAAATGGAAGGAAGATGTATCAGGAAAGCCACTGAATGTTCCGGTGGACCGGTTCAATCATGCCATTGATGGAATCCGGTATGCCTGTATGGGCAGGCTTTTCATGGGGAACAGGCTGGTCAAGACTGCGAGGCACCTGAGGTAACCCCCTGGAAATGGTGAAACCGTGACGAATTGTCACGGTTTGAAAATGGAACCCCTATCGGTAAAATGCCATTCACGATCCAATTTTTTTGGTATTACAATACCGGCCTTGTAAATAAAAATTTCGGAGGTAATTTTGAGTATGCTTTGTATTTGATTCTGCGATTGTCAAAAAAAACATTTAAAATCAGATAAGTATGTATCAAGAGACATTATCAACCAGAGTTATTTTAAGTAACATTACCTGTATGAGAACATCCTTAAAATCCCTGTTGAATAAAGGAAAGGGATATGATCGTGTTATTAATTACATTATTGAAAATGAATTAGAATACAATCATTATTTGCCTACACCTCTTAAA